AGTAGATAAAGTAAATGGCCGGTGGTCTCTTTCCAGGGTATCCATTCAAGCTCAACATAAAATGTATTATATTTACAGCCTTTCTGGCCGGAGGCTATTGGTACCTGCCTCCTAAAAACCTGTACGTGCTCATCTTTTTGTTGTGGTTCCCTTATATCGCACTCGCGTGGTACGACTACATGTACAAGTGTTCACCGGCAATAAGTCCCACACTTGTGCCGTTCGGTCAGTACGCCTGGCTGCCGTTCAAGCCACCGACGTATAAACAAGAATTTGCCAAGGATCTCAATCTTCAAAAGTCATACCAGTCTCTGGATCACCTCATCGCGTGGTCGATTATCATTGGAATAGTCGGATGGATGTTATTAAAAAAATGAACCCCGGTGTAATCAATGGCCAAAGCCGACTTGTTGCTCGAGAGTCTGTCTCGTTTCTTTGAACAAACAGAACATCTCGAAAAACTTAAAGACATTCTGGGTCACCGTCAAGGAATTTCACTTCGAAACCTTGAATGGTTCGTGACCAACTATTGCAAAGATCGGCACGTCACGTACCAAACACCGGCCGGTCGTCAGTTTACAGTCCATGTGGCTTACAAATCAAGTCTGGATGGATATTCAAAAAAGTTGTTTGATCCATTTTGTCGTACGGAGCGAATCGAGTTTCATGGTTTCAAGACGACTGTCGGTCAGCTCAATTTTCTCAAGTGGTGTTTTCAAAATGGAATTGTCGAGTATATGATCAACTCAAAAGTCTTGCACGACCATCGGCAATCTCCAAGGTTACATATCCATAATAAAACAGATTCAGTGAATAGTTTGACGCAATCTGTGCTGCATATTTGTCCGAGAATTTAATATCAAGATGAGTCGTTTGTGAATTGAGTTGACTAAAGTCGAGTGCGCCACCCGAGTTGTACTCGATGGGTCGCTCGCTAAAACAGTACATGTAAATATTCTTTGTCGGAATGGATAGACCGTGATCAAGGGCTTGTTTGTATGTATAGTAAAGACCACCGGGAAAGTTGGACAAAACATTGTTATTGTTGAGGTATAATGTCGCATATTCAATCGTGTCAATATACCTGAGCTGAACACCATTAAAGAATGTGACGGGGGTTGCCGCCACAATATAATCGGTTGTATATCCGAAACGATATCTCGAATCATAAAAGTTTTTATTCTGTGACTCGTACGACTTGTTTCGGACAAACCACGTCATCATAGTCACTGGAAAGTTTGCCGTCAGGTTCATACGGACGACGCCGCTCGAATACGCCTGGGTCGCCTCTTTCCATACTCGAGGAACTTTGTATGTAAATGGTCTAGATCTGAAATATTCGCGTTCGGACGGATCGAGTGTCACCTCCTCGATCAAAAGTCTTGGATTTAAAATATCTATCGTCTCGGACGCGTTTGTAATCCACGCCTGTGTATTGAATGTGAATCGGACAGAGACGGTCGAGTTTGTCAGGGCGCACAAAGGAAAGTATGGCTTCTTCTCCTTGTAACCATGGGTGTACCGACGTGAAAAAAAGAATTCGAGTGGAATTACAAAATTCAACTGGGACGTCGCAACGACATTCGATCCTTCGGGTGTTCCATTACTCACCAGTTTGTACATGCCAAGTTTTTCATCCGCATCCAAGAACAACTGATCACGAATAATATACCAATCATCCGTAATGGACTCGTAAACGATACCGTCCACCATAAACTCCGCCTTTTGAATCAAAGCCCGGCCAATCAGTTCCGAGTAGTAACTTCCGGCTGAGAGTGCCGGTAAAGAACATTGCAGGTACAGAGACGACAAGAGATCACCAGATTCGCGTGGAAAAATATCCACCTGACAAACCTTTCCAAGGTAACCTCCAACGTTCTTGAGTGGTAGTGTGAGCCGCTGTGTGAGTGCAAATGGTGTATGTCTCTTTATGACCGGTATCCAATGAGATTGGCCACCAAACATGTAATTTTCTTGTGGACCAATCGCCGCCAGGGCGTTTAGAGCACCAGTACCGGCTCCGCGATCCACAACTGTATGATAGACATTCAATCCTTCTTTTGTCAGGACATTCGAACCAAGTTCTCGCAGACGACCATAAGTTCCCACAATTTTAGAATCGTCATACAATCTTGGATCATAAATACTGAGGTTACCTCTAACTTCTGCAACGTTAGCAACCACAGGGAATATTGGTGGAGCAAATGTAATACGCATCAACGAACTTCCGGTCCGAATATCATTTGGTTGGTCAGATGTTACGAGTGCATTTGAGACGAACGGGAATGAAATGGCTGGTGGTCCGGGACTCACAACCACATCCGAGTATACATTTGCTGTAAAACGTACAATTGTTACCGTTCCGTTGATGCCCGACAGACCGCGCACTGTCCAGCCAGTACCTAGGTTCAGTCCATCCGTGGTTTCATCTACATAGACCATGAATGTGTTTGAAGTTTCACGGGCAGGAGTAGGAGCATAAAATCCCATAAAACTCGCCGTCGTCGGAAGTTTTTCAAATACAACTGAGAGTCCTCGAAGAACATTTTGAACCTGAATTTTGTACGCTGTGCCGGCGCGTGTTCGATCGACGTTGGTCCGAGCCACCTGATAGGCTGCTCGAAAGTCGATGTATGGCTGCTCAAGTTCTTTAATTTTTGGTTCTGGTGTCGTGAGGTCAAAGGTTGTAAGTTTGTCGAGTGTGTCAATGATCTTCTGTAGCTTTGCAATTAGGGCATCGAGTAATACCCAGTCTCCGGAACCACCAGTCACTCGAAATACATCAACCTGAGCCGAGATGAGTGGAAAGTAAGTGGCAATTAAAATTGTTCGATCAATCGGGTCGGAGACTTTTGATATTCTGACAAGTTCTGAAAGTATGTCAAAGTATGAAGTGGGTGGGTGAATCGGTGGTATGAGTCCGTCAATCTTGATAACGAGATTATTCAGGGCCGTCTTGAAACTATCGAGGGTTGTGATGGTCTGCAAATTGGCAACATCGGTTGCAATGTCCGGAGGAACTATCAACTTAAATTCTTCTTTGCGAATAACTAGAATTTGTTCTTCGGTTACATTTGGAAAGACTGTTGTACTATTGACTATATTGTATGACAAGTTTCGAACTTGAAGCAGGGACAGACGACTCATAACTACAAACTGTCCAGATTTTGTTTCCATAGGTCAGACACACCTGTGCGTTTCAGGGTTTCGAGGTCATGTTCCAACTTTTCAATAGTGCTTGCTAGTTTGGTGACTTCACCAAGTGTGTACTGTGATGTCTTTGTGTCCATGAGCATTGTCCAGAGTGGTTCTGGAAAGTCGTACTGTTTGAGTTCTTTGTGAATGTCATTCATTGATCGGCGAAACACAATCAACGAATCCTCCGTCACCATCTTGATGAAACGCGCCTTGTGTCTCAGGATTGAAACTTCGGCTGTGAGTTTTTCAATCAGGTGTGTTCGGCGCTTGGCGTACATCTTGGTACGAACTTCAAGATAATCAACCAGAATCTCCTCTGGTGAATTGTATTTTCGGACACCCTTGGGACCAACCAGATACATGTTTGAGGTATGAACCAGCTTTACCAAGTTGAGCTTGTCAGGCGTGCAGCCCCAAACTTTGAAATCAGGCTTGGTTTCGGTTGAATGATTTTCATATTTGGTCACGACACCCTTTTCGACAAGTTCATCCAGAGACTCTTTGAAATCCTGAATCCATTTTCCGGGCGGAAGATCCGTCACGTGAAGGTGTCCATTCTTTTCCGTCACCGTCGCTGTAAACACCCATGTATGTTCCGACTTGCGCTCAACCGTTCCTGTAAACCCCTTGAAGTATGGTTTCATCGGAACCATGGGGCGTCCTTCGAGTGCACAACGAATGTTAGCCACCAGATCATCCAGATTGTACGGCGGAACGTAGCACGAAAATCCCGTGCCGATACCTTCGGCACCATTCACGAGCACCATCGGCACAACTGGTGCATACCATTCTGGTTCAACCGTCTGGCCATCATCCTTGCAATACTTGAGAATTGCATCATCATGTGGATGAAAAACCTGACGTGTCACAGGAGCCAGGCGTGTGAAAATATATCGAGGACTGGCTGAATCCTTGCCGCCCATGAGTCGAGTTCCAAACTGTCCAGATGGTTCGAGCAAGTTGAGATTGTTTGATCCGACAAAGTTTTGAGCCAGACCGATAATGGCACCTTGGAGACTCGCCTCGCCGTGATGATACGCTGTCGTCTCCGCCACGTATCCTGCAAGTTGAGCCACCTTCATGTCAGACGTGACGGGTCGTTTCATACACGCAAACAAAACTTTGCGCTGACTTGGTTTGAGACCATCCATCATGTGCGGAATACTTCGATGAATATCTTCAGCCGAAAAGAATGCAAAGTCGTGATGAATAAAATCAGTCACGGCGAGTTGGCGTACATTCCCGTACTCGACACCGTTTGGTTTGTTTTTCATGTGCTCGAGCAACCATTCCTTTCGCGAGTCTGCCATTGACTTGGCAAACGCCAGAGACATTGAAGCGTCTGTATTTTCATCCATGTCAAAGCGAACCGTCAGACGATCAAGTTGCCGAAAATACTCCTTGGCCTCTGCTGACGTGGATGTACCGAGACCCTTGTAGTACTTGACTTGGCCCCTCGGCGCCGCAGCCCGAAACGCCTCCTCGGTAAAATACCAGGTCGAACCGACTTTGATAACTGGTGTCATCATAGCAACCACAAATCCAAGTCGGATGAGCTCGGGCCAAAAGTGATGAATCATGTTCAGAACCAAACCTTTGATGTGACTTCCGTCAAGGTCAGCGTCAGTCATGATCATCAAACGACCATATCTAAGTTCTCGGAGACTAGTATAAGTACGACCATGTTGGAGGCCCAAAATCTTTTTCAGATCCGAAAATTCTTGATTCTCAGTCAGTTGTTTCACGTTTGCATCACGAACGTTCCGAGGTTTCCCCCTGAGTGGGAAAACGCCATATTGATTGCGGCCTACGACCGAGAGACCAGAAACCGCAAGCGTCTTGGCTGAATCTCCTTCGGTCACAATCAATGTGCACTCGTCTGAACGAGCTGTACCGGCCCAATTTGCATCGTCAAGTTTTGGAATGACAATTTTTGAACGCTTCGATCCATCCGTCTTTTTGAGCTCCTTTTCAGACTTGGCAAGTGTAATCGCAGCCAGATCGTCTGCAAGACCACAGGCCATCACCGCCTTGATCGATCCAGGTTTGAAGACGTAATCGGTCGTGTCTTTGGACGTGCATTCCGTCTTGGTCTGAGATGAAAATGTCGGTCGGTCACGTGTCGCTCGAATAAATACCCAAAGAGATGCACGAACCTGAGCCGGTCGAACATCCTTGGTTGGCAAGGCGGCAACAAGCTGATTCACAAATCGATCGACATGCGTACCTCCTTGAGTCGTTGCGATACCATTGA